CATCGCGGCCTGCGTCGTAGCTCGCCTCGTCGACGACGCCGCCGTACTCGCCGCCATCGATGAACACGAATTGGCCCTCTTCGGGGGCATGCGCGGCCTCGCATTCCAGCGAGAACGCGTTCTCGTCGCTGCCGAACGCCAAATCGAGCGTGAAGTCGGAAAGCTCGCGCACGTTGCCGAGCGCCGAATCGAACACTACCGCGACCATGGCGGCTCACCTTCTTCCTCGTACCACGTCAAGTCGAAGCCGAAAGACCTGTCCCAATCGACCTCGTGCGTGCCGGGCGACGCCGGCTGGAAGATGTATTCGCCGCTGTTCAGGCCGTCGCCGCGGCGCGCCTTGGCGAACGCGTCAGTGGTAGAGCCGTCTGCGGCGACGAGCGTCACCGAGCGCGGCGTGGCCAGCGGGTCCACCACCAGGTAGCCGCCGTCGGGCACGGTGACGTCGACGCGGTACCAGTTGCCGTCTATGCGGACGGCCGGGTTGACGCACGGCCCGTAGACGACGAACCGCAACGGCGCGGCGCCCCACTCCCCGACGTCGACGTATCTTCTCGTCGACGGCACGCCGAGGTCGTAGGGCAGGTCGTAGGGCAGGTCGAGGAACTCGCCGTCGCCCGATGTCGCGGTAAGCTGCTCGAACGCGATGGTATGGCCCTTGCGCCACACGCCGTCGAGCAGCACCACGGTCAGCTCGGCGGTGAAGAAGCCTTCGGAGACCTTGTCGGCCGCCGACTCCATCACCATGCACCGCTGCGACCACCCGTCAACGCTCAGCGTTCCGGCGACGCCTCTGGACACATCGCGGTCGCAGGCACGGCGAAACGCATCGGCCTTCGCGACGTCGGCGAAGAAGGCCTTGAGCTTTGCCGTTCGCGCCTTCCTCGTCACGGACGAGACCGACGCATAGCCAACGGAGTACGACCACTCGCGGCTGAAGAGGTCGCTCGGTCTGCCGACGTAGATGCCGTCGTTCAGGCGGTACGCATCGCCGCCGACGCCGGAGACGTACACGATGTCGCTACGCATACGCCACCGCCTTGCGCACTTTGCGCCCGAAGTCCCTCTCGCCCATCACGGGCGTGAACTCCTCGATGATGGCCGGCAGGTTCGCCGCCAGCCACGCGATGACCGATTCGCCGGACGAGCCGACGGAGACGGAGCCGCCGATGCCCGCGCCGCCCTCGCCGATGGCGGAGCGCACGCGGCCCATGACCCCGGCCATCGCCTCGGTCGGGGAATCCCCGGCCGCCTCGATGCCCTCGGCCAGGCCCTGCACGATGGCCTTGCCGCTGTACGGCGTCCATCCCTTGCCGCTGAACGCGCCGCGCTTCGCTGGCGAGTGCGGCAGGTAGCTCGCGATGGTATCGACGACGGAGCCGATAGCCGCGCCTGCGGAGCCTATCATCCCCGTGATGCCGTCGATGACGCCCTGGACGATGGCCTGGCCGGCGCTCATCGCCGAGCCCACGATGCCGTAGAGGCCGTCGATGAGGCTTGAGCCGAAGTTCGACGCGGCCTGCGCCGCCTGGGAGGCCATCTGTCCAGCCCATCCCGCTACGGCCCCGATGACGGAAGACAGGAACCCGGCCACGTTGCCGGGAAGCTGCGAGAGGAAGCCGACCACGGACGAGATGAAGCCCGAGCCCGCCGAAGCGGCGCCCGATACCATCGACCCGATCCATCCGGCTACGGCCCCGATGACCGAGGCCAGGAAGCCGCCGACGATGCCGGGCAGCTGCCCGATGAACCCGGCGACCGACGCCACGAACGCCTCGATGCTCGCGGGGGCCGCCATGAAGAACTCGACCACGGCCGTTATCGCTTCGATGAGGCCCGTGACCACGGCGATGATGGCCGATATCGAATCAGCCAGCGCAACGAGGACGGTCACGAACACCTCGCCCAGGAACGACGCTATAGGCTCAAGCCACACCTGGGCCTCGCCTATCTCCACGTACAGCTCCTCGAAGCGGTCTCCCAGGAACTCCAGCGCCGGCGCCAGGTATTCGCCCGCCGTGTCGGCGATGCTCTCCAGGAACGCGCCCACCGTGTCGAGTATGGCCGCCTGGCCCTCCATGTAGCTGAACGCGTCGAACTTCGACGCCAGCTGGCCTATGCCGTCCGCCGCCCGCGCCCCGAAGTCCGCTATGGTCCCGAGGAGCCCGGAGATTGACTCGGCAAAGCCGCTGCCTTCGAACTGCAACGCTATCTCGTCGACCTTCTGCTGCGCCTCGGCCGGCAGCGCGTCGTAGATGCCCCTCAGGGCCTCAGCGAAGATATCGCCGACGGCCTGCGCCGCAACCGGCCCCAGCTGCGAGACCAGCCCGGGCACCTGGCCTATCAGCGTGCCGATGATGACCGCCATGCGCGGCACCACGTTGCCCGCCGCCGTCTCGAAGCTCTGCACCAGGTTCTCGGTCAGTTGCTGTATGTCGGCGGAGTCGTCGCCCAGGCCGGTCAGCCAGTTCTCCCACGCCGCCTTCATCGCGTTCACGCTGCCCTCGATGGTGGTGGAGGCCTCGCGCGCCGTCGTTCCGGCGATGTTCATCTGCTCCTGGATGATGTGGATGGCCTCGGTGACGTCGGCGAACGAGTCGATTGAGAGGTCGGCCATCTCGCCGTTGGCCTCCTTGACGCGGTTCGCGTCGGAGATGAGGCGCTCCATCTCCTCCTTGGTGCCGCCGTAGCCCAGCTTGAGGTTGTCCAGCATCGTGTAGTTCTGCTTCGCGAAGCCCTGGTACGCCCATTGCAGGGACTGCATGTCCGTACCGAAGGTGTTCGCGTTGTCGCTCATGTCGACCATCGCCATGTTGGCGTAGTCGGCTGCGGCGTTCGTGTCGTTGCCGAGCGACGTTATCAGCGCGGCGGAGAAGCCCGTCACCTGCTCCATGTACCGGTTCGCGCTCATTCCGGCCGTCTGCCAGGCGTTGCCGGCGTTCGACAGCACCGTCGTCTGGGCCTGCTCCAGCTGCTGCCACTTCCCGGCGCACTCGTCGGTGGACTGCCCGGTCAGCGCGGCGTACTCTTCGAGCGACTTGCCCATGTTGCCGAACAGCTTCTGGACGCCGCCGACGTTCTGCTCGTAGCTCGCGTACATGCCGAGCGCCTTGCTGCCGAGCGCGCCGACCGCCGCGCCGACCGCCGCGATGCCCGCCGCCGCCGTCCTGCCTATGGCCCCGAACGCGCCCTTGACCTTCGACGCCACCTTCTCGACGCCGCTCGTCGCCTTGTCGTCGATTCCGACCTTGACCATCAGGTCCAGCAGGTTAATCTCCATCACCTCCCAGCTTCGCCAACCGCTCCAACACGCTGTCCGCCAGCTGCCGCCCCGTCAGGCGCTCGGCGGGCCTGCTCGGGCGGACGAGCTCCGCCCAGCTCGGCAGCTCTCCGCCGCCCAGCAGCCCCCGAATCCCCTCGGTCACGTACGTCCGGTACGCGGCCTCGTCCGTGTCGCGCCGATAGCGCGCCGACGCGTACGCCATGAACGGGCGGAGCCGGCGCGGGCCGCTGTACTCGCCCAGGTAGAGCCAGAGCGGCCCTCCCTCATCGGCGGCTATCCGAAAAAAGGCGCCGCCAGCTCCTTCAAGGCCCCGCCCTCGCCGAGCGCCGCCTTCAGCGCCGCGACGTCGGCCATGAGCTTCTTCGGGGTGAAGCAGGCCTTGTACTCCTCGACGGTCTGCCCGTCGCACGCCGCCAGGACGGCGTACAGGTCGCCGACGTTGCCCTTGAGCAGCGCCGGGATGTACTTGGCCAGCATGTCGACCGCCCAGCCCTCGACGTTCGAACGGTCTCCGGAGCGGAACGCCTTGACGTCGTCCTTGAACGTCTCCGCGAGGTCGCTCTTGGCCAGCCCCTCGATCGCCTCGCCGAGCGAGGCCATTGCCGACATGAACTCGTCGGCGCTCAGCTCGTCGATGCGCATCAGGCCACCGCCCCCTCGTCGGGCGCGGCGCCCCCATCGGCCGCATTGGCTACCACGGTCGAGGTCTTCACGATGTACAGCTCGAACGGCGGCGTGTCCTGGCTGTCGATGCTGTAGTGGCCGGTGAACGCGAACGGGAACTGGCCCTTCGCCTTGTCGCCGGTCTGTAAGCTGAAACCGTCGGTGGACAGCGCGTTGATGAGGTGGACCGCCGCGCATCCGTCCTCGCCGTAGTTGCCGACCCACCACACGTCGGAGAAGTCGGTCAGCTTCACGTCGTTGCGCGGCGCGACCTTGTTCCCGGAGGCGTCGGCGGCACCTGTCACCTGCGTGGCGGAGGCCGTGTCGATGGTCAGCGCGGTGCCGGAGAGCGTGGCCTCCCAGCTGTCGAGGCGCTTAAGCTCCTTCATGTTCTTCGGGCAGTTGTCGATATCCTCGCCGTAGTCGGTGTAGGTCGGCTTGGCCTCGAACTTGATGCCGCCGGACGTGGCGAACAGGATGTTCTCGTCCGCGACCGCCGCGGGCTTCGCCGGGTCGAACGTCTTGCAGACGATGCCCGCGCCGAACTGCAGCTTCTCGAACGCGTCTGCCGTGATCTTGTTGAATCCGCTCACGGGACCCCTCTCTCTAATCGTTGGTGTAGAACTCGATTTCCAGGTTGATGAACCGGCGCATCACGGCCGGGTCCTCGTCGCGGAGGGCCTGCCAGAACGGCGAGCCGCGCAGCACACGCATGGCCCCGCCGTCGCAGCGCAGCACGCTGCCGCAGTCGCCCAACGCCGCGCCTATCTCCTCGGCCTTGGCGTTGGGCACGGCCTCGCCGGATTCGGCCGGGTACCACAGGTCGGCCTCGGCCGCGAACGGCTCCTCGCCCCAGGCTGCGGAACCGAACGAGTACGTCAGGTACGGCATGCGCGCTCCCTTGGGCACGCTTGCCGCCGGATACGCCGGGATGCCGAACCCGGACGCCCACGCGTGGAACGCCGCCGCCTTGCTAGCCATCGAACGACACCGCCTTGCACTGGCGGAACGCGAACGACGCCATGACCGGAGCGACTACCTGCCCGCTCACGACGCGCAGGCGCGAGCCGTCGGCGCGCTCGATGACGTCGCCGTAGGCCAGCGGCCGCGTCCCCGTGACGGTCCACGCGGCCTCCTCGCCGCGCTTCTCGGCCTGCGACCCGTCGGCGGAGGAGTCCTTGACGACGACGGCGGCGAACTCCGCGTCCGCCACGTACTCGACGGCCACGCCGCCCTCGCCGTCGGCGGCCTCGGAGCGGCGCAGCAGGCGGCACGGCTCGGCCATGCGCTCGTAGAGCCTCATAGCCTGCGCCACCTCCCCAGCTCGCTCCGGAACGCCTCGCGCCACGACGGAAACTCGGACGAGGAGCCGCCCTTGCTGTACGAGTAGCCGCCGAAGCTCTCGGACTGCATGGGGCTGCGCGCGGCCTCGCCGTTGGCCTGCTCCCACGCGGCCACGTCCTCGGACAGCTCCACGACCGCCTTCGGGACCGCCAGCGCCCACACCTGGCCGTCGAACTCCTCGTCGGCCAGGTCGGTCGCGGGCCACGCGTGCAGGCCGTCGTTGAACACGCTGCCGACGATGCGGAACCGCTGGCCGTCCATCAGGAAGCCCTCGGGCAGCGCGATGGCCCCGCCCTCGATGCGGAACTCGCCGCGCAGCCCGTCGCACTCGAACCAGTTGTTCAGCGCCCGCAGAACGGCCTCCAGCATGGCTAGGCCAGCTTCGGGGCGGTGGCGATGCCCTTGAGCACGCCGGCCTTGAGGGTGTTCTTGAGCACGACGCCCGCCACCAGCTCGACCTCGCCGGACTTGACCGCGCCGGGCTGCGCGAGGTCAGGCATGAAGGACTGGATGACGCCGGTGCCGACGGGGCTGATGCCGTGGAAGCCGTCGAGGCCCAGTGACGCGGCGTAGATATCGGACGTTCCGAACGTGCCGGATGCGGCCGCGACGTCGGCGATGGCGTCGACGGAGGTCGTGCCGTTGAAGTACTTGCCCAGGTTGACGATGGGCACGCCGTTGTACGTCTCGATGTAGCGGCCCGCGTCGGTCTTGGTGCGCTCGTAATAGCCGGCGCGGCGGGCGATGCCGCGGAACTTCGTCAGCATCTTGCCGTTCATCATCAGGATGTTGGCGCCGTCGACGAGCGACAGCAGATTATCGATCTCGTCCAGGAACGCCTGGGAGTTTGCCGACATCTTGTCGGCGTCGGACACGTCGACGGACGATTCCAGCTCGTTCGAGGTGCCGCTGAGCAGCTTCGCCAGGCCGTCGAACGTGCCGTCGGGCTTGCCGGCGGCGGCGTTTCCGGCCGCCTTGCCGTTGATGGCGAGGTAGTGGAACTCGTTGGCGGTCGCCTTGACCTTCTGCTCAAGCTGGAAGGCCAGCTCGTCGACGGCTCCGGAGGTGTTCTGGAGCACGCGGTCGACATGGAACGAGCCGCCCATGATGACGGCGCTCGCGGTCTTCTTCTCGCGCTTGGCCTCGTTGGCCTTGTACTCGGAGTTGATGGCGCGGACGCCGGCGGTCGCCGGGGTCTTGAGCTGGGTGTAGCCGTACGCCAGCGTGGAGCCGCCGGTGCCGGGGGAGATGGCGTTGTCGAACGTCATGCGGTCGAGCAGCAGGGACGAACGCTGGAACGTGTCGATGACCTGCTGGTCTACGTGGTCGGCCATGCCGACCTTAGCCTCTTCGAGGGTGATAGCCATGGGCTAGCCTTTCTGCTCGTATCTCTCGTGCAGCGCGTCGCGCAGCGTCTTCGGGGCGGCCTTGCCGCCGCCGCCCGCCGGGGGCTTCGCCACGCTCGCGCCCTTCGTCTCGGTGACCGGGATGAAATCAGCCCAGTCGCTCTTGATGCCGTTCACCAGGTCCTCGGCCCCCTCGATTGCGCCGTCCTTCACCGTTACTTTGGAGAGGTCGGACACCTTGAGCACGGAATCGATGCGCTTCTGGTCGACGCCGGCCTCGGCCAGCAGCTTGCGGTAGAGCCCGCGCTTCTGCTCCTCGGCCTTCTCCGCCTCGACCTGCGCCTTGTAATCCTCGAAGGCCTTCTTCTCGGCCTCCAGCTGCTCCTTGTAGGGGTTCTCGCCCTGTTCCCCGGGCTTGGGGTCGGCCTGCTTGGGCTTGGGCTTCTGCGCCTGCTTGGCGGCATCAAGCTGCTCTTGCAGGTCGTCGCGCTCGCCCTTGAGGCCGTTCACGGTCTCGACGTGCGCCGAGATGATTTCCTCGGCCTTCTCGTCCTCGATGCCCATAGCCTTGAGGAACTTCCTGGTCAACGCCATGTTTCGCTCCGTTTCCTTGGATTCGGCGCGGTGCTTCGCGCCTGCTGCCTTCCCGGCCTTGCCTCGCCGGGGCCGTTTCCCATCATCCGCCCCGCGTCACAGCCCGGTGAACAGCCCCTGAACGCGAGAAGGCCCCGCCTGCGCGGGGCCTTCTCTCAGCCGTTTCTCAGCTCGTTCTCTATGATCGCCCGGTACTTGCTGCCGTGGTTCTTCGCCGCCGGTTCGAGGAACGGCTGCTTCTCCTGCCTGCTCGTCCCCTTTTCGACGTAATCGGCGTATTCGACGTTCGTTCCGATGTAGACCGCCTTCGCGCCGTAGTTAACCACATGGGTGATGCTGTTGCGCAGGCGCCCGGTGTCGACCGGGCACAGTCGCTTGGCGTAGCCCTCAGCGACCAGGCCGCACTCCTCAAGCCCCCTGGCGAGCGCCTTCCGGAGCGCATGCTTGAACTGCTCGCGGTTGTCCTCTCTGACCTCAAGGATTCCGCTTATGTCGGCGCTCGTGAGGTTCGTCGTCTCAAACGTGCCGCTCTCGTCCTCCATGAACGTCTTCTGGCTGTTCTTGTAGCGTTCGCCGCCGGTCTTGCCTCTCATTGGAGCATCCCCGTCATGTACCGGTCCAGCAGCCTGATGGCGGCGTCCGCCCCGTTGCACACGTACGCGCAGTAGCCGTTCTCGCGCAGCAGTGCCAGCCACCTCTTCTGATACGCCGACACCCTGCCGTTCTTCTTCGCCTTCATCTCGATGTACAGCCCGTGGTAGCCGTGCCTGGCCACCGGCACGCAAAGGTCGGGCACGCCCGGCCTGACGCCCTGCGCCTTGAGGTGCGCCGCCTCCGCCTTGTCGCGGTAGCCGCCGTTCGGGATGTGGAACACGGGGATGCCCTTCAGGTCGCAGTACTCCACGACCGCGCGCTGCTCCAACGCCTCGCTCATATCCGCCCCTTTCTCGATGACCCAATGGTGCGGCAGGCGTCACGCGTCGGTTTCTGGGCATGAAAAAGCCCCGCCGGAGCGGGGCCTGGGTGACTAGATGAACGGCATTATGTCCTTGGCGTCTTTGAGGAACCGCTTCGCCTTGGCTATGAAGGCGTTGTCGGTCAGGTACTCGATGCCGGTCGGGGTGATGGCGGCGTGCTCCATGCCGAAGACGCGCGGGAAGGAGTTGTCGACCTCGACGACCGTGCAGCCTTGCACCAGCCCGTAGTCCACGAGGCTTTTCAGGATATAGTGCCAGTACCGCTCGTTCAGCTCGGCCTTGAGCGCGATCGCGGCCAGCTCCTTGTCCTTCGGGTCGTCTCCGGCCTTCAGGCACGCGTACAGGTACGAAAGCACCTGGTATACGATGACGTGGTAGTCGTCCTTCGACACGGCAGCTCCTCAATATCTGATTCGGTTCGGCTCCCACGAATAGTTCGCTTCCACCATCTTCGCGCTGCCGTAATGCTCGGCAAGGATTTCCTCGGCGGCTTTGAACAAGTCCATCGTGCGTCCGACCTTCCCGCTGTATTTCGGTTGGCAGAAGCCTTCGCTGACCACGTCCTCGACCTCGATTTCGTCAGGCGTCAACTTGCATGATTCGTCGGAGCAATCGAAAAGGCGCGCTGTGAAGCGCCGCTGCCCGCTGGTAATCTCGTATACCGCGTGGTCTTTCATCTCTGCCCGAACCTCCCCATCATCGACAACACCCATTTTAACATTTCGATATCGCGCAAATATGCAGATGGTGAACGATATAGCAGCTCGACGCCCATGCTCATGAGTTCGTAGCCATCTCCTCCATAGTCTTTGAAGGCATACGGGGTCAAACACGAGGGGCCGACATCGAACGCCATCTCATCGATTCCGTACGATGCGTCTCCCATCAGCTTACGCAGCTGGATGAGCTTCTTCCCTTTCGTGCGCTTCTCGAAATACTCGCGCTCGGCATCGAGGAATCCCGGGTCGTGCTCCTCGACCGCGTGCATCAGCTCGTGCACGACGGTCAGCTCGTCGGCGCCCCTTCCTATCCGCAGCGTGTTCGTCTCCGGGTCGAACTCGGAGCGGTCGAGCGACATGTCGCGCACGGCTTCGACGTTGCCGCGCTTGACGGTCTCCAGCATCGCCGTGGGGACGTACGAGACGGCCTTCTCGAACAGCTTCGCGCCCCTCTTGCCCATGCCTTGCAGGCGGATATAGCTCGATGCGGTCTTGCCCGCCGACGGGCCCAATGAGACCGCCTTGCCGACGACCGAGCGCACCGCGCCCGCGCTCAACGCCCGGCCTCCCGAGAGGGACGCCTGCAACGTCTCGGCCGCGCTCCTGCCGCTTCCGCCCGCCTTCCACTGCTCGTACGTCATGCCCGGCGGGAGCCTGCTCCACCGCTCGGCGTCGTCCTGGTCTATGCCGTCGATGGCCGCGACCAGCGTGCAGCGGCAGTTGCAAATCTCCGAGTACGGCCCCTGCGGGTCGCCGGGGAAGCGGCAGCCGTTCGCGAACGTCCCGGGGTCGGGCGCCTTGGCCTTGTCGAGCTTGCGGTGCGTGTGGCGCGTGCGCCCGTCGAGCGTGGCCAGCCACTCCTTCTGCATCTTGATGCCCATGGCTCGGGCCACGCCGTAGCTGTGCACGCGGCCCGCGTTCTCGGCCCCGGTGACCGCCGTGCGGGCCGTGCGCACCGCCGCCGCGTAGTTGCTGCCGGTGACGCGCTGCACGCGCTTCGCCAGCTTCGGGATGGACTCGCCCAGCAGGACGCCCTGGGTCAGCTGCGAGGCCAGCAGCTTGCGGTTCCACGCCAGGTCCTTGGCGACGTTCAGGGCCGGGGGCGCGATCAGCGCCTCGCCCGCCGTCAGCATGTGCTGGGCGGTTGAGGCGTCCATGAGCGAGAACGACACGTCCAGCCCCGACGCCTCGCACACCTGCCAGCCGCCGTAGTTGGCGTTCTCGGCGTACACGTCGGGCAGCCGGCCGTTCAGCGCCGCCACGGCCACCTCGTTGGCGTTCGAATACGCCTCGGCGACCTGGTCGAGCACCTGCTGGTAGCGGCGCCCGGTCATCATCATGCCCCTGCGCCAGTCGGCGTACGCGCGTTCGCTTATCTGCCCGGCCTCAAGCTCCGCGCGCTTCTCGCCATCGCGCTCGCGGAACTCCTCCAGGAACGCGCCCAGGTCCTTGCGCGCCTGCTTCTCGGCCCGCCTGTAGACGTCCGCGACCTCGGCCTCGAAGGCCGCGAGCTGGCCGTCGGCGTAATCGTGCCCGTAGTCGCCCATGCGCTACTCTTCCCCGGATTCTTCCCCGGCCTCCTCGCCGACGGCGTTCTGCCGCAGCGCCGGGGGCAGCGCGGCCATCCTCTCGGCGGCCTCGGCGTCCTTCCGGCGCAGAATCTCGGCCACCTCGTCGGGGGTGATGTTCGGCAGCTTGCGCAGCACGGTCTCGTCGTCGAGGTACGCGGCCTCGGCCATGACGACCTCCACCTGCTCCTTTAGGTTGCTCACGCGGTTGCGGGTGAACACAGGCGTGTCGACGATGCCCTGCAAAGCCAGCAGGTCCATGATGCCCTCGCGGATGTGGCGCTCGAACTCGTCGGCCTCCTCGTCCATCGGCTGATAGGCCGCGTCGATGTGGTCGTTCGTGGCCCCTGCGGCGACGGTGTGCACGTCAAGCGCACCGAAGTCCTCGTACATGTCGGCCTTGATGGTGGCCAGGACCTCCTTGCGCGCCGCGTACGGCACCTCCTGCACGTACGGCTTGATGGCGCCGCCGTCCTCGGTGTTGGCGGAGGCCACGTGCGTCAGCTTCAGGCGGTCGATGTAGCGTTGCAGGTCGGCGTCGGTCATGCCGCCGGCGTTCTCGACTATCCAGTAGATCTCGGCGCAATCCTGCACGTCGTTCGCCAGGCCGCTCTTCACGAGGTCGTACGCGTCGATGCTCTCGCGCAGGCCCACCAGCGTGCTCTGGTGCGCGTCGCTGCCCCAGATGGGCACGATGGGCAGGCGGCTGTAGTTCTCGGCGTCCACGGCCAGCTTCAGGCCGTCCGCCGGCACCTCGGCGTAGGTCACCTTGTAGGCGCGCTTCGGCTCGACCAGCGCCATGTCCGAGCCGTCCGCGCCGCCCGCCTTGTACACGGTGTAGCCGTCCTGCTCGTACAGCACGGCGTTGAGCGGATGGTACTGGTCCAGTCGCCAGAACCGGATGCCAGCCATCAGCGCGCCGGTCTGCTCGTCCCAGATGGGGGCGAACTCGGCCGCCGTGAACACGTCGATGTGGTCCAGGTTCCAGAACGGGAACGAGATGCCGTGGATGAGGGCGTTGATGCCTATCTGCTTCACGTCGTCGTCGAATCGCGGACCCAGCTTGGCCTTGGTCACGTCCTCGCCGCTCTCGCCGACGTCGACGAACGAGACGCCCTTGCCCAGGCTGTACATGCACCGCTGTATGTTCAGGCGGCGGAAGAAGTTGCTCGCCAGGCGCAGGCTGCTCGCCGTGAAGTCTTGCGCCTCGGCCCCCTTCGCCGTGAACAGCATCTTGGTGAACGCCGCGATGGTCTCGTTGCGCTGGCGGAAGTAGCTGTCGGCGCTGACCGCGTTGCGGTACATCTCGCTGCGCCGGTGCCGCTCCACGGCCTCGTCGACCCAGCCGGGCGTGCCGCCGTCGGCCAGCAGCTCGGCGTAGGTGATTATCGTGCTGGCTGTCATCGTCTCCTCTTCTCGAACGGGCTCACATACTCCTCGCGGCCCCTCCACATCCTCAGCGTGGCCACGCCGTAGCGCAGCGCGTCCATGAGGTGGTCGTCCTCCTTCACCGGGGCGTCGCCGCCCTTGCGCGCGTCCCAAACGTAGCCGGCGAACTCCTTCGCCAGCTCCGGCAGGCAGTCCGCGACCTTGACCGTCCCGGCCTGCATGCACGCGGCGGTCTCGCGGATGCCGTCCTCCACGGCGTTGCGCGCCTTGCGCACGGTCAGGCCGGCACGGCGCATGGCCGCGTGGAAGCTCGTCGCGCTGGGGTCGATTATGAAAGGGGTGTCACGCGGCAGGTCGCCCAGGAACGCGATCATGTCCGCCACGTAGTCGGCGTCGGTCTTCTGGTGGCCGGTGTCGCGGCCCGAGTAGCGGTACTCCTTGACAACGTGCCACGAGCGGCCGTCGCACGCCCACAGCAGCGCAGCGAAGGCGTTCTGCGTGCCGTAGTCAATCGACACCGCGTAGCGCGTCGCGGTGCCGTCCCACAGCGGCTCGAACGCATCGGCGTAGCAGGGGTAGACCAGGCCCTCCGCCTGCGTCCACAGCCCCTTGATGTAGCGGTCGTAGTAGACGCTCCCGGCGTAGTCGGCCTCCAGCTGCGCCACGACCTCGGGCAGCAGCGCGCCGTCCCAGATGGTGTAGTCCTGCCGGTATATGTCGGTGCCCTCGGAATCAAGGAACCGCTTGAACCAGTGGTTCGGGCTGTCGGGGTTGCACGTGCCGTCGAAGTGGCTGTGGGGGCAGCGCAGGCGCGATTTGAGCATCTGGAACACCGGCTCCGCCCACGTGGTCACCTCGTCGCCGTATACCCACTCGAACGTGGCGCCCTGAATCTTCGAGACGCTGTTGGACTTGTCCGCGCCCAGGCAGTAGACCTTCTTGCCGAAGATGGTCGCGGTGTTGTCCATGCGGATGCTGCCGACGACCTCCTCCGAGTAGAGCGCGCGCATCGGTTCAAGGATGTTGCGCTCCAGGGTGCTGCGCGTGTTGCCTATCATCACCAGCAGGCCCTCGCCCTTGGCCGCCATGATGCGCTGCGGGATGGTCACCGCTATGTCCACGTACGATTTGCCGCTGCCCGTCGCGCCGCACTTGACGTTCCAGCGGTGCGTGCATGATTGCAGGTACTCCTGCTGCATCCTGGTCAGCATGGGCTACTCGATCGCGCTCTGCACGCCGGAGACGAGCTCCTTGGCGGCGGCCAGCACGGCCGTGTCGGCGTCGTCGTGCCTCGGGCGGTCGCGCCACAGCTCGGGCTGGCGGTTCTTGAGCCAGTAGATCATGGCGGTGGTGTCCGGCGCCAGGGTCTCCTCAACCTTCTCGACGAGCGTGACCTTGCCCTTGTTCGGGTCCAGCACCTCGCGCTTGCGGACGGTGGTGCGCTTGGCCTTGCCGCACGCCTTGGCGTAGAGGCTCGTCACCACGGCCTCGTCCGCCTGGCTCTTGGATTCCTTGAGGGCGTGACAGAATTCCGGGTGCGCCTTCTGCCACCGGTATATCGTCCGCTCCGAGATTCCGAACGCCTCCGCTATCTCCGCAGATGAGCAGCCCCTCCGCGCAAGCGAAACGGCCCAGGGCACGTGCACCTCGGCGTTGTAACGGGTCGGCTGGCCCCTATGCTTTCCGTCAGTCGTCATGACACTGATGATGACCTATCGGTCACGGGCAAAGGAAAGGCCCCGCCGAAGCGGGGCCCGGGTTTCGCTAGCGCAAGCGCCTCGACGGCTCCGCGCCCACCACCCGCACGACCGAGCCTTCCGGCGGGCGCCTGCGGGTCAGCAGCTCGCGCATCACCTCATGAAGTCCATCATCGCGCGGCAGAACGGGGACTCACGCAGCAATGCGCCGTACCGCCCCGCGCACTGGGGAACCCCGGCGAGCACCGCCCCGGTGCCCTTTCGCCGCATCGCCTCGCGCGGCATCAGAAGACACCCGCCGCGTCCGTCATAAGCTCGGCAAAGCTCCTCCGCGCTATCACATCGGATATCCCGGCCTCCTGGTGCAGCGCCTTGAAGCAGCCCGCCGTCCCCGGCCGCCGCATCAGCTCGGACGGACCCCCCCCCCGAGCCGTTGGCGATGCTCACGCAGTTGAAGCGGTTGCCCTCGAAGCCGGGCAGGTCGCCGCACCCGCAGCACGCCGTCGAATCGCCCAGGCTGCGCAGGCGGTTCTCCGCGCACCAGAACGCCAGGCCCAGCTCTCGGCAGCGCGAGCGTATGGCCAGGTAGTCGCGCTCAAGCTCATCCTCGGGGTAGGCCCAGTCGCCGCCGACCTTCACCAGGCCCGGCTTGCGGCGCTTGAACTTCATGCCCTCAAGGGTGATGCCGTGGATGCCGGCGCGCTTCATCTCGGGCAGCGCCTCCATCAGCGAGGCCTTGCACTGCGGCAGGTACGGCTGCGCGCGGGCTATCACGCGCTTGACCCGCGGGGCGAGCCTGGCGGCCATCTCGATGCGCTCGGCGAACGTCGGCGCGCCGACCTCCAGCTTGTCGAGCAGCGGGCTTGTCATGCTTATCTGCACGACGGCGTCGCACTCTGAGAGCAGCGTCAGGTACGGCTCCTCCGCGACGAGGCGGCCCTTGGTGCTGACGATGAAGGGGTGCTGCGTCTCCTTGAGGACCTGGAGGACCTCAAGCGTGCAGCGGTGTTCGAGCTCCGCCGGCTGGAACGGGTCGGAAAGCCCTCCCCAGTGCAGCGGGATGCGCCAGTCGCACCAGCTGGTGGTTGAGGTCCTGTTCCCCGCGGCGAAGCGCCTGACCTGCTCGGCGCAGTGCAGCGGCTTGACGTTGGATATGTCGCGCTTCATCCGCGCGAAGCAGTAGCGGCAGTCGTGCGAGCAGCCTTCGTACGTGTCGAGCCTGATGGGGTACTCGCAGAGGACCACCTGGCTCCCGCAGTCTACCCCCATGCCTGGGCCGCCTTCACGATCATGGCTACTGCCTGCTCCTTGCCTGCGTCGTCGAGCCATGCCCTGACGGCCTTCTTTGTCTCGGCGGGGAAGGTGAACGTGATGTTGTAGAACTCGGCGTCCGCCTCCTCCTTGAGCGAGACGAAATCGTCTTCTAGCAGGTCTTGGATGGCGTCGAAGCCGTCCTCGAAGCCGAACTCGCACATGTCGATATCGGCAAGGGAATCTATCTCGGAGTTGAGCTTGTCGAGGTCCCAGCCCGTGTTCATGGTCAGCTTGTTGTGCACCAGCGCGTAGAAGCGGCGCTGCTCGTCGCTCAGCCCGTCCAGGTGTATCACCGGCACGCTCCGCAGCCCCAGCTCAAGCGCCGCCATGAGCCGCCCGTGGCCCTCAACGACCTCGCTCTTGCCCTCGGCGTTGGTCCACACCCCGATGGGGTCGCAGAAGCCCACCTGCCGCATGCTGGCCTTTATCTGCTCAACCTGCTCGGCGGTGTGCTCCTTGGCGTTGCCCGCGTACTCCTGCAACCTGCCGACCGGCTCAACCGTCACCGCCAGCATCGGCACGAGCTCCTGAATCTCGGCCACGGTCATGCCTTTGCCCATAGCGCCTCCTTTCGTTATGCATCCATCATCCCAGGCCCGTCACGGCCCCATAAACGCCAAGCGGCCCCGGGCCGAGGCCCGAGACCGCTCAGAAGGAGGTGCGCCATGGGGAAGCGCCCTATAATCATCCCGCACGCGTCACAGGGCGCCGAACGCCCCCAGCGCGAGCCGCGCCGCCCATGCGCAGGCGGCCGCCATCAGCAGCACCGGGAACAGCACGACCATGACGCCGCACGCACATCCCAGCCCCCTCATGGCCTTGTCCCTCAGCCTGGCCGCCGCGCACGCCGCGTCGCCTCCTCCGGCGGGCCGGTGCCTCAGCACGCACTCGCCGCCGCCCTCGCGGCTAACCAGACGGAAGTGCGCGCACTCCCCGCACCGCATGCCCTGCTCGCTACTCATGCGCATCCTCCTCTGCTTCCGAGCGTTTCGCAGCTGTTTCGCAGTAGCTTCGCACCTCACCGACTGCGGCCTGGTGCCTCTCAATGTCAGTCTTGTAGCCATTGACCATCTTGTACTCGTCGACGAATCGCTCAACCTTGTCAAGGCACGAGCGGCACAGCTCGGTGTCGTGCTCCTCCGTGCCCCAAAGCGGGCTGTGAAGGTAGCCCATCTTCGTCTCGTCAAAAATCAAGTCTCCGCACATGTCGCAGAGGTGATAGATAACCTCGCTCATTCGCCATCCCATCCTTCCGGCATGTCCTCGATGCGGCGCATACTCGTGTACGTGACCTCGACGAGCTTCTCAAGGACGAACGGCTTCCCGCAATTTAGGCATTCGTACTTGTCGTCATATTCGTCATCGAACTCCCAGCTGTCGGGGTCTTCGTAGCCGCACCACGGGCATGTAATCTTGTCCTTGTGCCACTGCTCGTTCTCCCATGCGCGTTCGCGGTTGCGTTGTTTTATGCAGTCATCGCACACCGAATAGCCGTCACAGCCGCAGACGGGGCCGGAAATGTACTTGCTATAGTTCGGCGTGGGCTTGCCGCAGCGGTCGCAGATGTGCATTTCGCTCATTCGTCCACCACCTTTGCTCCGCAGTTCGGGCAATAGCTCGCGTAGTAATCGTCTGCGCTCTCCATGTACGCGATATCGACGTGCTCGCCGCACCTGCTGCACAACAGCTCGTCGGCTGGCTTTGTTGCGAGGTTGCGGCACGTCCCCGCATCCGGCACGTACTCGACCGCGCCGCCGCGTCCCTCGACCTTGATGCGCTCCGGCGTGTAGCCGATGTGCATGCCGTTTACCCAGTCCCATGAGTAGTTCGGCTTTCCGCTCATTCGCTCTCCTTCTATGTCAGCTCGGCTCCGCAGTTCGGACAATGCCTCGCATACACCGCCTCGCCGAGTCCGCCGGGGATGGGCTGGAACACCGCGAAATCAAGGCCGCAGCGGCCGCACGTGTCATAACCCAGTTCCTTGCGGTCGACAGCCTCTGCGACAGGCCTGTCGATGAGGTCGGCAAGTACATCGAAACAGCAATCCCCATCAGGCAAGCACTCGTCGATAGCCTGCATGTACAGGCTCCGATACAGGATGATGTCCTGCGGGGAGAAGCTGCGCACGCCGAAGAACTCGCTCTTCTTGTCGCGCAGCTTTGCCGCAACCTCGCGGCGTTCCTGGTCGCTAATCCTCATACAGCACCTCCAGCCCGTACGCGACGGCGGCATCGTGCTCGATGCGGCATCCGCGCGCCTTCTCCCAGCCTTTGCAGAAGTAGGCCGCATGGCACAGGCTCATGTTCTCAAGCGACTTCGCGAGATAGCAGAGCGGGACCTGTACCACGCCGCGCTCCTTCATGGCCTCGGCGCTGTACCATTCGTCGGTGAACAGAGTGTTCACGAACTCGTAGCCCATCTCGCGCAGCCTCGCGTGCGCCCTGTCCCTCGCCTCCGCGATCTCCTCGTCCGTCTTGCCGGCCATCGGCTGAGAAATCATCGCTCGCTTATTCATCTGTCACCCTCCTCAATTGGCTCGAAGTCGCACCAGCGCGTGCCGCGAACAGAGCTGATACGCGCCCGCTCGTGTCTCCTGCCATCAAGTCTGCTGATGTGATCAAGGTACTTTTCGCACGTGCATCTGCATGCACAGCCCGCTAAGAGTGGTCGCCCATAATGCTTGCACCTATCGCACACGGGTGTTGTCACCAACCGCAGATACTTGATTGGATGCTCCCATTTGCTAATCGTCATCGTCATCAACCCCAGGCTCGATCAAATCAGCCAGCGCCAGGAAAACCTCCTGCGGGTCGGGAAAATCGACCTCGCCCGTCACCAGCTCCTGCAACATGCACCACCACTCGGCCAACGAGCCACCGGAACGGTACATCGCCTCGCGGCGCAGATTGTTGGCAATCGACCGCCGCTGTTCGCTATCCTTGGTCATATCCCCAGCCCCTTCTTCAAGTCGTCGATATCCGCCGCGATGAGGCAGAGCATCATCATCGCCCCTTCTCGGACGCAGTCCTCGCCGATGACGAAACAGGCGACGCCCAAGACGAGCCACGCCGCGGCCAAAGCCCGCCAGAACCAGCTCACAGCCTCCCCCTCTCCTCGTTGCGCATCCGGCACTCCTCCATGTACGGTGCGAGGTCGGTAACACCTATCGCCGCGACGAGGTTGCACGTGGCTTGGATGACGTCCGCGCACTCGTCCAGGACCGCCTCCGCAAAGAAGCTTGGTGGTTCGTAATCGTCGAACACCTGCCACGCTCCGAACACCTCGGCGGCTTCCTCCAGCACCTTGAGCGCCTGCGCCTTGTCGGCCTTCGCGTCAGGGAAGGTCGCGACCTCGCCGATGTTGACCGAGCCGCCCGCGCCGTCTCCGTGCTTGCAGCCGATACTGGCTGCAACATCCTTGCACCTGCGCACGAGGTCGCTGCGCATCTTCTCGCCGCATGACTTAGGACCGACGAACATGCAGCCGATGCATCTAACGTCGTCAGCTGGTCCAGCACCGCGTCTACGCGAGTAATCGCACGGATACAGCCATGCGTCCTCGATAATCTCCTCGAAGCTATCGCTCATCGCTCATCCTTTCGGCCAATACGCTCCCGCACATGGGGCAGAAGTTGATCGGCAACGTCATCGCATAGCCTTCCGGCAGCTCAATGTTGATGCGAAACTCGCAACCGGCCAGCCTGCCCCCGCTGAAGCAGCTGAGACATTCGATGCTTATCTCCTCGACCTTGCATCCGGGACCTTCGGCCGCTCCCCTCATGTCGCGGCGACGCTCGCAGTAACTACAGCTCATCGCTCGTCCTCTTTGTCAAGCAGCTTGCCGAGACGGTTCGAGAGGTCGCCCCTCATGGCTTCGCTGCAGACGCGGGAATGCCATTTGCAAGATTCGCATTCATTGCTTCCTTGCTTTATGCCGCGCTTCTCGGCGTACTCGCAAACATTCAACGTCATGTCCTCCTTGATGCGCTCGAAGCTATCGGGAGGGGTGCACGGGAACTGCTCGCCGCACATCGGGCAGAATCGAATCGGCTCCGTCGCTCCCCCGCGATATCCGTCTGAGTAGAGGATGTAATGAGCGCCATTGATCTTGGCGATACTCACATCGGAGCACGTGTCGCGCTTCATGTTCTTTCCGCTTTCGCAATAATCGCAGCTCATCGCTTAACTCCATTCCTATGGCGCACGTTGCTATCGTCCACCTCGTCACGGCACTTTTCGCAGACTTCGCCGACGCGCTTCTTGCCGTCTTTCCAAAACTCGCGGGGATAGCCCACAAAGAACGGATCGCGGTACACTTTGCCGCACCTATCGCACGTCCACTTACACAGCAGGTAGCAGCTCAAAGCCCCACCGCCTCTCGGATGCGCTTTGCGAGTGCCTTGCTGGCATCGTTCGACAGCTCGCAGAGCGCGTCAACGCTCGTATAATCGTCTGACCTGTAGGCGCATTCCAGCTCGTCTACGACCTCGCGCAGCGCGTCAACGTCGATTGCACGGCGGTTCCATGCAGAGACGGCTGTTTCTCGCGAGCCGGATAGCGGGATGTTCGCGAGGCAGTTGCAGCAGGTGATGTTGAAATAGCCTCCGCTGCCAATCTGCTCGACGTAAACGCTCCCGCTCCCGCAGAACGGGCAAGGCTTCAGGTTTTCGCTCATCGTTTCCTCCTTTATTCTGTTGTCGGTTTGAAAATGGCCGGGGGCGCTTAACGCTTGATTCACGGTCTCGTTAACCTTGCGCCCCCCGATGTTGCGTGGGTCTTACGCGGGCGGCTCGCGTTGCCGTCACCGCCCGCTGCCCTTGTCGCAGGTCCGGCCCCTCCGCCATCCTGCATGCCCGCGTCCAGGCTCCCGTCGCACGCCTCACTTAGAGTCCACGTGCGACGCCGTTGAATCCCTCTCGCGCCGCCTAAGGCCGCGTCGTGCTTCGCCCCCATAGGTTTTCCCGCCCTGCTCTGGTTCGGGCCTTGCGGGGGCATCTCATAGCGCCTGAGCGCTATCCGAAGCTCACATAACGCTTGCCGATGCGCGTCCAGCCCATCTTCCGGGCCATCCTGAGCGTGTGCGGGCTGACGTGCTCGCGCCTCGCCGCCTCGGCTATCGATTCGTAGGCCGTACCGTCCACGGTCACCGCCACGGCGCACGGCGGAACGCTGCCAGGCTCGAACGAAAGCGGCTTGTCGCGGCGCTTGCCGCACTTGCGCTTCGGTCTCTCGGCCAACGGCTCACCAGTCGCCGGGTCGAAGTAGCTCACGCGAACCGGCCCGGACCTCGCGCAGCTGCCGTGGTCGCAGAACGCCCTGCCGCCGCCGTAGCGCAGGCTGCTGTGGTGCGTCATCCCTCGTCCTCCTCGTCTATCGCGATCTCCATGCCGCCGCCGAACACGCAGTGCCCGACCTCGCGGCAGTTCGTCCACACGGGCCTGCCGGCCCATCCGCACTCGGTCTTGGTGCCGTAGCGGCCCGTCTCGTGCGGGCAGCATCCCGGCTCGGGGTCCGAGAACAGCCCGAGCTGGCCGGGAAGCTCCGGCCTCATGGCCGCATCACCGGGAGCCAGCCCGGCAGCGCCAGCGCCGCCTCGTGCTTGCACGGCGCGTCGGTGCGCAGCCACTCCCACCATCCGCGGCCGTCGGGCCGCAGGTGCAGCACGTGGGAGTGCAGCAGCCCATGGCATCCGACCGCGTTGCCGAAGCCGCACACCGTCACGGTCGGGCCGTCCTTGCCGCCCTGGCTCCTCGGCACGATGTGGTGCCGGTTCGACGCCCGGCGGCCGCAGAACGGGCAGACGGCGGACTCGATGCTCGGCATGGCCATCATGGCCTCCTGGTAGCGGTTCACGGCCTCGCCCCTACCTGGACGGGAGGCAGCTCCACGGCCACGTAGCGGCCGTGCGCGCCCGCCTCGCTGTCGGCCAGCTTCGGCGGCATGTACACCACCCAGGCGTCGGCCTTCCAGGCCGCGTACCGCAAATCGTCCGCCGTCATCGCAGCCTCCTGTCCGCGCCGCCGATTCGCACCTGCCGCGCGTCGGCAAGGCGGCTGACGATGGACTTGGCCGTGGCCTCGTCGCCTCCGGCCGAGAGCTTGGCGAACAGGCTGGCGGAGTCGTCGTTGGTCGTGTAGACCGTCGGCCTCATGGCCTGGTAGCGGCCGTCGATGACGGCGTACATCATGGCCAGCGCAAAAGGCGTGACGTTCTCCTTGCCCAGGTCGTCGACCACGAGCAGCGGCACGTTGCGCCACCGCGCCACGGCCTGCCGTTCGCTTCCGGGGCCGGAGTACGTGGCCTTGACCTCGGCCAGGATGCCCGTCATCGTGGCGAACTCGCCGCGCATGGAACCTGCCAGCGCCATGAGCGCGGCGCACGCCTGGGTGGTCTTGCCGGTGCCGTTGGGGCCCTTGAGCATGAGGCTGTCGGTGGAGCCTGCGGCAACATCCGCCGCCCAGCGCCTCACCGGCTCGCAGGCGTCGGCGATGCTCGCCTCACGGTACCGGGCCGGGATTCCCGCCTGGCGGATTCGCCGCTCGGCGGCGTAGCGCCGCTCTGCGGCCTCGATCTCTCGGGCCTTCGCGTCGGCCTTCGCCCGGACCTCTGCCGGGGGAAGCTCAAAACGCGGAAGCATAGACGCCAGCGTCTGCATGGTCGGCTCCCTTCTCGTTCAGGTAGCTTTCGAACTTCTCGCCGAAAAGCGTCTCCGGCCGGATGCACGGGGCCATGCGTTTTGACCCGCGCCACTCGTCGCGCTTGCGGCGCACGACGGCCCGGGCATCGTCCACGGTGCGGCCCGCGTCGAACATGCGGCGAAGGTCGAGCGCCAGCTTGCCGCCGCCGTTCCAGCGGTAGTCGCTGCCTGTTTCCGCGTTGAACGCGTCGATGCAACCGGCGGCGAACTCCGCGAATGCGCATCCGTCCGTGTCGTCCTCCGGAAAGAACGAGTCATCCTGGTTTGGCTTGGTTTGGTCTGTACTGGTTTGGTCTGTACTGGCTTGTACTGTATTGGCTTGTACTGTATTGGCTTGGTTTATATAAGCACTGGTTTCCGGTTGTTCGAAACCACCTTGCGAAACTGGTTTCGCGTTGGTTTCCGAAACATCGAAACCAGTTTCGGCATTTGCGCCGCCGTTGGTTTTGACCTGCGGTTTCGCCGCTTTCGGCGGCCTGCCGCCCTTCGATGCGCTCGCCCTCTTGGTCAGCGAGTTGTCCACGTCCTCGCGGATTGCCGTGAACAGCGCGGCCATGAGCGGCGAATCGAACTCCGGCTCCTCGCCTAGCGAGCCGTAGCGGACGATCGCCAGCGCGAACTCGGCCTGGTTCTCGTCCGGCAAGGCCTCCAAGACCTCTCCGAACTTCTCGAACCACGTGAACGACCTCGCCATGTCGCACCTCCTTTAGAACGGGATATCCTCGTCGTAGACCTGCTCCGCCGCATCGAGCGCCGGCCCGGTGTGCAGATGCTGCACAGCTCCGCTCTGCTTGCTGGACATGAACTCCAGCTCGTCGACGACGACCTCAAGCTTGCTGCGGCGCTGGCCATCCTTCTCCCACGAGCTGTAGCGAAGCTTGCCCTCGATGGCCACCTTCGTGCCCTTGGTCAGGTAGGGCTGCAGCTTCTCGGCGCGCGTGCCGAACATGGTGCAGTCCACGAAGTTCGGCCAGTCCTCCCATTCGCCGGTCTGCTGGTTCTTGCGGCGGTCGTTGACCGCCACGCCGAACCCCAGGATTGCCATGCCGCTCTGCGTGGAGCGGACCTCTGCGTCGCGGGTGAGGTTCCCGCTAATCATCACTCGGTTGATGCTCATCTATCATCCTTCCGCCCATTGAAGGGCCGCTATCTCCGATGGGGTCATGACGTCGATGCCCTGGGCCTCGCACTCGTCCCTCATGCCGTTGACGAGCCGCGAGAACTCCGCGGAGTCCATCTTCGACGACCCCTTGTAGACCTTGACCAGGCGCATGGGCCTGCCGCCCACCTGGCGCGCAGGCCCCGCGTCGTAGTGCTCGAAGTAATCTCCGAGCGGCACGTGGGCGTCAACCTCGAACGCCTCGCACGAGCCGTAGTCGCGCAGCATCCCCAGATGCACCTCGGAATCAGCCATGCCAAGCTTCGCCGCCAGGCGGTTGAGCATGGCCCAGTAGTAGGCGTTCTGGGTCAGCGTGCGGCGCCTGCGCACGTCGCTGACGACGTACTCCCGCGAGCCGTCGGCCCGCATCAGCGCCGCTATGCACCGGGCCTTGTCCCCGCGCGCCAGCTCGGCCATGCTAGGCCGCCTCTGCGGCGTGCCCGCCGTAGCTTCGCGCCATCTCCTCGAACCACTGCGCCGTGTAGCCCAGCTCCTTCAGGCGCGCCTCGTCGCGGTCCATCGGTATCTGCTGGGCCTGCCACTCGGCCTGCGCGCGTGCGTCCAGCTCCTCGCCTTCGAGGCCGGTCGTCGCGGCGCACCATGCGCGCATCGCCTTCCACAGGTCGTTGCGCGCCTCCATCAGGCTCGGCGGCTCGATGACCTCGGCCTCGACCTCGATGGGCTGCTCGGCCTGCTCTGGCTGCTCGGGCCGCTCCTCCTGCCCGTCGACGCCCATCTCCGCCGCGTCGTAGAGGCCCTGGAACTCGTCCGGGAACGCCTCGCGCAGCGCGTGCACCATGGCCACCTTGCGAATCATCGTGCCGGGCATCTTCGCCCAGCTGCCGCCGAGCTTGCCGTCGCGCTTGCGCGTGGCGTACTCCTCGAAGGCCACGCTGTCGTAGATGGGCACGTCGTATCCCTCCACGAACACCTTGCACCAGCCGCCCACGACCGTCTCGCCGGGCAGCACCATGGAGCCTTCGCGCTCCTTGCCCTTGCCGTCGCGGGTGACGAAGATGCCCGCCTGCATGCCCTTGAAGCGCGGGTTCGCCTGCGCGCGCTTCGTGTACACGTCCTTGCCCACGACCAGCGACGCGGGCTTGTCCCCGTACTTCACCAGGTACGCCTCGCGGATGAAGGGGTTGAGCCGCTGCGCCTTGCACAGCTCCACGAACAGCTTCACCTCGCGCTGCGTGACCGCCGGGTTGTCGCAGAACACCCTCACCACGTCAACATCGGTGATCGTTATCTCCTGCCCCGACGCGTCCTTGTACTTAGCCAGCTCCTTGGCCATCTCTCACGCCTCCTGAATCCTGCACATGCGGTCGGCCTCGTGGCCCCGCATCCATTCCTCGACCATCGCCCGGGCCGTCTTGAGCGGCCCGGCGTACGCCTCGTGGTCAATCTCCCATTCGCCCTCGGCGTCCAGGGCGTAGAACGTCACGTCCATTCGCGCTCCTCCGTTATCTCGATGCGCCACCAGCGGGCGGGAAGCCCGCCGTCGCCCACGAACTCGACCTGCTCTCGGCACGCCTCGGCGAAGCTCCCGCGCTCGCCCCTGTGCACCAGCGTCTCCACGCCGTCCTCGTCGACGGCGTACAGGCTCAATCGCCAGGAGCTCATGCACCTGCTTCCAGCAGCTTCAGCGCGCCGCCGCCGTCGGCGATGCGCGTGCCGAACGCATCGAGCACCGCCTGCGAATCGGGGATGCGGACCGCCGCGCCCTTCACTCGCTTCGGCTCCCACTCGGCCCACTCGACCAGCTCCGCGGTGTCCTTGTCCGCCACCAGGCCGGCAACCGCCGTGAAGTGCTCCTCCCAGCCCTTCGCCGGGACCTCGACCGTCAGGCCCTTGGCCCTCAGCGCCTCGATGGCCTTGCCCATGTCGGTGATGACCGGCCCGGGCTTGCTGTAGCTCGCGCCGACCTCCCCGACCTTCGCGCCGCCCACCAGGATGGGCCGGCGGTCGCTCTCGCCGTCCATGGCCTGCGCGACCATCGCGGCGCAGGCCGCGCCCTTGGCCTCCTTGGCCTTCGCGGCCACGGTCTTGTCGACCGCCACCACCAGCGCCAGATACTCGTCGTTGGTCAGCTTCTCCATGCCGAAACCTCCTCTTGTGACGCCACCTTTACTATCGGTGACGATGAATCAACCAGTAGACATTCCGGCCACGCCCTCCGCCGCCCTGCGCAAGCTGCGCGAGGGTCTTTCTGAGTGCGGCCTGTTCGTCTTCTCCGCCCCGTGCAAGGGGCTTTGCCTCGCGCTCGGCGCGCAACCGGCGCTCGCGCAGCTCAAGCGCGAGTTTCTTCTGCATCCGGCCAGAACCGCTGCCGGGCTGTTATCGTGGCTGTTCTGCTCCGCCATCCCTACGGCCTCGTTCTATGTCGAGGCGATTCGAAACCTTCTTTAGCGTCAGCGCTATGAAGAGCAGGTTGCCGACAACGGCGGCCATGAACAGCAAAGACAGGCGCTCCATGCCGTCCCACCTATCCGATGCACGCGAACACGGCCATGGCCGCGATCCATGCGGACATGCCCAGAAACAGGGCGATATCCTCGCGGTTGTCTGCTAAACTGTTCGCGGCTTTGCCCAAAGCCATGCGCGCCCTGCCTCGAAAACTCGGCGCGCATTTTTTTTTCGAAAAAAACGCCCCGCCTGACCTGGCGGTTAACATCGTCTTTAACATCATCACAACTCCTTCACACTGTCCCGGTGCGCCTTCTGGCGCCTCGCGGCGTTGGCCTTCCTGGCCTCCGCGACCTCCCGGGCGAACTCCTCCGGGTCGGGCATGGCCGCCCGTATCTCCGCGCCGGCGCGCTGCTGCGGGTAGTACGACAGCGCGCTGCACTTGAGGCACAGACCGCGCTGCTTGTTGTAGCTGCGCCGGGGGAACACCCCGCCGCACCGCGAGCACGTGTAGTGCTCGACCAGCGTCACGCCCATGCGGCTCGCCTGCATCTGCACGGCCGCCGTCGTGCGCCTCGTCCCGCACAGCGAGCGCAGCTTGCGGACGACGGCCTTCGCGCCGCAGTCCGCGAACTCGCGCAGCACCTTGCGCTCCGCGACCGTCCACGCCCTTCCCGCCACTACGAGCACACCCCCAGCGCCTCGGCCGTGCGGATGCGCCACTCCTTGGCCCCCGGGTGCTTGAACGCGCCCGGGATGATGCCCAGGCGGCAGTGCTTGCGCACCGTCCATTCGGACATGCCCATGACCGCCGCGTACTGCGCCGTCGTCATCACCGGCGGCAGCTCGTTCACTCCCATGGTTTCTCCTTTCGAATCAGACTCCGTGACGTGCCGGGTAGCATGCACGGCATGAACAACTCCCGTGGACAACAACCGAAACACCGCGCGCGCCCCGCCGCATCGCTCGGCAACCTCAAGGCCGGGCTGCTCGACTTCTGGACGTTCGCCAAACGCGCGGGCTTCTGCGAGGTCGCAAGGGACCTGCTGCTCGCCGCGCTCATCGCCGGCCTCGGTCTGTAGGCCTGAGCAGTTCCTTGATTTCCGCTACATCGCGGCGGATCTTAATCACCCGGTAGTACGTGACCACCAAGGCCACCGCGCAGAACGCGGCGCAGAAGTTCGCAATCGAACCCAACCTTCCCTCCTTAATCTCGAACGTGACCAGCGGGCTAACATGCGACCATGACGAAACCCGCCCACATACACGCGCCCGGCACCGCCGACCGCTATTCGCGCCTTAACCCGCGCTACCTCGCGGCGACGAGGCGCGCGGCCGAAAAGGCGCGGAAAGCGGAAGCGAGGCGCGCTTTCCTAAGCAGCCTCGCCAGCATCTCCACCGTCGCCACCCTCGCCCTCATGCTCGCGCAGGCGCTTCTCAATGGCTGAGACGCGGACGGCCGTGACGATGACGAGCGTCGTCACCGAAGCCGCCCAAGCAGCAAACAGCTCCATCAGTCCTCCTCGCGCTTTCGCGCTTCAAGCTCTCGCGCTTCGCGCTCGCTGTCGTCGAGCACCTGCGCCGTCGTGACGCCGAACAGCTCCGCGACGAGCGTCGCGTCCTGAATCATCGCATCGAACACCCGCCTTTCCGAGCCGGTTCCCATGTCGTGCCCATCCCCCTCCTGCAGCTCCGCCCGCCTCTCCGCGATGCGGCGTCCCACGATGGCGACCGCCTCCTCGTAGGTCGGCTGGAAACACGCCTTGCCCATTCGTCCTCCTTATGATGATTTAGATGCACGTTTCAACCGTACATTATGCCGCAAAAAAAGAGGCAGCGTACTGCTTGAGCAGCCGCTTGCCGTCTTGCCCGACGTTGTCATAGTAGATTCGAAGCCGCTCAGGCGTCATCCACTTGTCGGGGTTCTGCTCGTACTTACAGAGAGTGACGACGCTCACGCCAAGCAGCGGAGCGAAGTCCTCCTGGCTCTTGAGCGCGGTCATGCGCGCCTTCGCAACCAAGCTCGCCACAAGCTAT